AGCAGCACGGGATCGGCAGCGCGGTGGCCCTGCTTCAGAAAGATTTTCTTGGTGGCATTGAGGGTTTTCAGGGCCGGCAGCACGATCTGCGCCGGACCGCGGCCATAGACTTCGCCGGGGGTCTGGTCATAGCGGGAGACCGCAAAGGGAAACACGCGGTAGCCGCTCTCGGGCGCCATCAGGCACTGGCCCTCGACCGAGACGTAGTAAGAGCCGAACGGCATGCCCTTGGCGTCGATGCGCTGCGGATCGTAATCGGCGCGCGGCTTGACGCAGTGCAGGAAGTTATATGGCCACTGGCTGTTTTCCTTCAGCGGCGAGATCAAATTCGCCGGCAGTGCGCCGATGCCCCATTTCTGCACGGCCTGGTAGGCGGTGAGCCGGAACCAGCGGATCACGCGATCGACCTTGCCCTGGTGGTTCTCGCCGAAGAAGGTCTCGCCGAGCGGCACCGATTTGTAGCGCAGGCCGCGCGCGCCGTGATAATTGCGGCCGTCGAACTTGTCGACGAACATGGTGGAATTGCCGAACGCGCCGAGCGACTGCCAGTTGTTGTAGTTCTGTCCCGCAAATCCCGAGACCGTGGCATAGCGGAACTTGAACAGGCGGTTGGTGGCGTTCTCGAACCAGACCTTGGTGGCGCGGTCCTTCATCACGTATTCGTTGTTGGCGCGCAGCCCATGCCATTTCATGTTGACGGGCGTCACCAGCGAATCCGCGATGGCGCAGAAGCGGTGCAGCGCAAGGCCGCCGGAAGCATCGATCTGCTGCTGGGTTTTCTTGACGCCGGGGGTATTATAGTTCTGGTAGAAGAAGGTGTTGCGCGAGGTCGGCAGGATCAGCTCGGCAGCTTCTTCCCATTGCTGGGCGAACATGCTGCGCATGGTTGTGAACTGCGCAAATTCCTGCAGCAGATCGACCACGATGCGCCTCTCGGCATCCGAAATGGCGCGCGGCATGCCGGTGAGATCGACGGTCTCCGGCTTTCTAATGGACAATTCGCCGGGCATCCGGGTCCCTGTAATCCATGGTCGGGTCGAGCCTGCGATCGGCCACCAGCCAGCGCTTGACGCAGGTGAAAAACTCAAGCCGGTCCTGGTCGCTCAGCTTCAGGCGGTCGGCTAGACGGCGCATGGCGTCGCGGTATTCGACATCGCTGCGATAGACGACCATGTCCTTGGTGATGGTGCCGTTGCGGTGGCCGTAGTCGGCGACGACGCGGCCTGATTTGTCGATGCGGCCGGCGCTGACAAATCCCGCCTCCAGCCCGACGAAGCCGGGCCAGACGACCTGACACAGGGTCAGGATCGCGCCCGCAAAATTGTGCGCCATGATCGAGAGCACGACGTCCTGCGTCGGCCCTTTTGATTCAGCAAGCACGCGGCCGCGCCAGCTCTCGCGCAACCCGGTCTCGAAGCGACGCAGTTCGGTTTCAATAAGCGGGTCCACCGAGGCCTCCGAGCAGTTGCATCGCAGCCGGACTGCCGGCGGCCTTGCCCTGCTGGGACATCGCCGCGAGGCGCTTCTTGCGTTCTTCCTCGGTCTCGCCCGCAACCTGCTGGCCCAGCAGGTCGCCGAGGCCTAGGTCGCCGGAGGCGCCGAGACCGCTAGGCGTGCTGCTCGCTGCCACTGAGTTCACTTTCGCGCTTGTCGTGGCGTGCCTTGGCTTCCGCGGCCTTGCGCTCACGCTCGGCATCCGCCGTCTTGCTCGCCGCGGCGCAGGCCTCGACGTGCTTCTTGGCCGCCTCGTGGTCGGCTTCCGCCGAAGCGAGCGCGGCGCTGGTATCGGCGACCCTCTTTTCGGCCTCGACCAGTTTTTCCAGCGCGGTGTGCTGTACGCGCTGCTCGTGGGTCATGCGGGTCTGGAAATGCGAGCCGTGGCCCTTTTCGATCTGGCCGGAGATGCGCACCGCATCCTCGCCGAGGTGATCGTCCTCGAAATCGCGCAGGCGGGTCCTGGCGGTGGCCGGTTCGGCCGGTTCCGAAAGCAGACCCATGTGGGGTGCGGCGGGCTCTGGCGGCAGGACCACCGGATCGGCGGTGACGTGACCCGGCGGCAGGAAGGGGCTGGTTTCGTCGGCCATGAGAAACTCCAAAAGGGCGGCGGGAGGGGTAGCCCCCGCGCGCCAAGGTTGGGGAGGAAACGCCCCAAGAGGGCATCATCATGCGGAACGTGCGGCGGCGGGTCGTGCCCAGCAACGCACCCTCTATGGGAATGGGTCGAAGTCGATGTTGCGGGCCATGCCCCCATTGATGCGCTGGGCGGACTGGCCGCCGAGGCCGACCATGCGGGCCTCGCGCTTCATCATGATCGCGATGCGTAATGCCGAGAGAAGATCATCCTTGATCTTGACGATCTGGCCTTCCTTGCGGTGATAGAACCGGCGCTCCTCGAGGATATCGGAAAGCTGGGCGGCATATTTCAGCCGGCCGGTGCGTTCGCGCTCGTTGATCTCGACAACGCCGGCCTCGGTCGAAACCGAGCCATCCAGCCATGTCGCGTGCTGATCCAGCATCCGCGCGCCGCAACGTTTATAGTGATCGCTCAACGGCTTGCCGTCATCCCGTCGATTGGTGCCATCGAGCGGCCAGGCGACCGGGACCGCGGCGCCGATCGGCTTCATGGCGGCCCAATGCTGCAGCGGTAGCGCGTCCTTGATCCGGATGCAGTGATGGACATGGATCACGTCGTTGTCCCTGTCCCACAGGATCAGCACCGCAGCGAAGGGATGGTCGATGCCGAAGTCGACACCCCACAGTTTGACCCACACTTGCGGGATATACTCAATCGCCGCCTCGACGATGGTTTCCTCTGAAGTCAGGAAGATGCGTCCAGAACCAAGCATCGGGACGCCGCGCGCGCGTGCTTCCAGTTCATGGGGCAGGTAGCCCGACAGCATCCGCGCCTTGACTTCAGCGGTGATGTGGGTGGCCTCGTCGATGGTGATCGTGGTGACGACCCGGTCGGGAGAGGGTTCGTCGACGAAGCGGTTGACGACGGCCGAGCGGCCTTCCAGCGGGGTGAAGGTCATCCATGCGATGCCGTCGCGCTCGCCGATACGGGTCAGCCCCTCCGCATAAATCTGCTCCGGCGGCTCCTCGTCGAACCAAATCCAGTCCAGACCCTCGCCCTGGAACTTCTGCCGTCCCTGCTCGTAGGATTTGAACTGCGCCGTCGAGATTCCGCCCGACACATGTCTGACCTGGATCGTGTCATAGGCATCGGTAACGCCGCGGGCAAGCGACTTGTCCAAAAGGTCCGCCTTCGGAATCATGCCAGTACCGACTGCAGAATCGACGCCGTACTGCCCGCAAAGCTTGGTCTGGCAGACGTTGCGGGCATCCAGCGACGTCACGCCGGCGATCCAGCCCTTGGTCGGTCCGTCGAACGTCCGCCCTTTCCACCATGGCGGATATTTGCCGGTCAGGTGGCAGGCCGCCTCGAAAGCGCCAGCCTCGGACTTGCCCAACCGGTTGCCGGCCATCAGCAGCCGCTCACGCCTGGCGGCACCCAGTTCCAGATGAACCTTCTGCTTCTCGTAGGGCTCGAATGTCAGGATCTTGCCCTGGTAGGTCAGTTCGAGGACCTTGGCCTCCAGCGCCTCAGCCAGTGCCGCCTTGGCTTCTCGCTCGGCGTTCATTGCCGGAACCGGTCATATTCGAATTCGAGCTCGATCCCGATGTTGCGGAAGATGCCCTTGGCGAGCTCGAACGCGTCCTGCGGCGTCAATTCGATCCGCCCCTTGCCATCAAGTTCCAGCCAGATCTTGCCGCTCAGCGTCTTGCCGCCGGTCATGCGCCGCTCACCCCGGATGATCAGGCCGCGCTCAAGTTTCATCCTTGACCTCCGCAAACTCCGCATCGACCACGGGCGCCGCCAGTCCAAGCAACTCGCCGGGATTGCTCCCAAGCTTCAAAAGCGTCGCGGCCGCCCGCCGGATCCTCTCCTCGAGGCCCTTGCCGGTGTTGTCCGTGACGGTCTGGTTGACGTTGATGTTCTGCGCCACCGCAAACCCGTTCAGCCCCGCCAGCCACGACGCCGCCTTGAACTGGTCTTTGTCGCCGTCCCGCCGCGCAATCTTCTTGATCGTCGCGATCGCCAGCATCCCGCTCGACCGGACCTCCTTGTCCGCACACTCCCGGATTGCCGCCAGAATCCGCTCGCTATGGAATAACCGGTGCGCCGTCACCCGGAGCGCGCCATGCGACCGGTCCGAATAACCGGCCGCCTTCGCGATCTGCCAGTCCTTCGCCAAGGGATACATCACCGCTGCGATCGCAAATCGCCGCTCTGCCTGATTGCAGGCCAACATCGCGGACCCAAGGCCATCAGCGTCCGGGTCAGGAACCGTCGCCGTGCCATGCTCAAAGTCCTTGACGCCCTTTGGCCTTCCCATGAAATACAGAATTATTTCTCTGGGCAGCCCCAGCAACGCACCCAAGACGGCCGGAATTTTTCAGAAAATCGCCGCCAAAATTTTGGAAGTCGTTGATGTATTTGGGAAATGGCGCGTGCGAGAGGGGTGACGTCGATTATCCGGACGGCGAGTGATCCTCCCCCCACCCCCACCCCACCCCGGTCTTTTCTCAATGATTTCAATGCATCTCGCCAGCGTTCCACGTTTCGCCTGGCGCTCGATCTAACGACGCATATAGGCACACTCCCTCAGCAAGGGAGCACCAAGCATTGATATTGCTCAGCTATTGGCAATCGTGTGTCAGTCATGTGCCAGATCGCGGTGACTGACGCTGTGTGATGTGTGAGTGACATCACGTTATTTTGCACTGCAACATGATGAGGTCAATGCTGTCAATGCTGTGCAGCCGTAGAGCATTCGCTTGTGCCGCTCGATGATGTAGGACATGCGCAGTTCGATGAAGCGGCTGCCTCGCTCAATCCATCGCTTGTCCCGATAGGTCTGC